AAAGCAGAAAAGTCCTACGCTGGAGGAATAGTAGAGGGGTATTCAAAAGGAGGAAAAATAAAGGGGTACTCCGTGGGCGGGGTAGCAGGAAATGGATCAAGAGACTCAGTTCCAGCAATGCTCACTCCTGGAGAGTTCGTAATTAGGAAGGCAATGGTAAATAAATATGGTCAGTCAATGATGCATGATATAAACATGGGTTCCTTCTCTATGCCAGGTTATGGAGCACCAGGAAGATCATCTAATGTGTCTCCAGCAGATGTAAGCGTTTCAAATATTTCTAGCATAAATGCTCCAGTGTATAATGTATATGATATGAATTTTTCCATCAATGGCTCCAATCAGTCAGCAGACGAAATTGCAAACAGGGTTATGGTTAAAATGAGACAACTACAAAGCCATAATATAAGGAGTAATCGTGGCAACTAGTGGATATATGAGAAATAGGATTAAATTTCAAAGACCGCAGGCTATTATCTTTTCCAATAATCCAGGATTGCTGACAGACGGCATATATGTTCCATTAGGAGATGAGGGCACAGACTTTATAATACTTTCAGATCACAACAGAAGCCCATTTAATGTGTCTAAGCAAAGAATTGAAATAAGACAAAGAATGATTAATGGATCAATGAGATCCTATCATACTGCTGACAAGATTAATTTATCTTGCTCATGGTCACGGCTACCCTCCAGATCTTATTCCTCCGCTCCAGAATATACGGATGGCGAACTCAATCAAGAAGATGTTGTACAACCTGGCACAGGAAGTTTTTTAGGATTTAATCCAGAAGAATACACAGTTGATGGAGGAGCGGGTGGCGCAGAACTCCTTGACTGGTATGAGTCTAACGTAGGAGCCTTCTGGGTATTTTTATCTTACGATAAAGATGGGGCTGGAAACTTGAATAGATATACTCACATTCTTAAAATGTATTTTTCTGCATTTGATTACGAAGTAGAAAAAAGAGGTCAGTCTTGGGGAAGCGGAACATCTTCTGGCTTTGATATGTGGAACATAAGTCTTAGCATGGAAGAAGCATAATGTTTATATCAGAAGAACTAAACAATCATTTAAAAACATCTAACACAATTTCAACAGAGTCAATAATTATTGGCGAAATTAACATGAATGACTCTAACAATTTAGAAAAAATAGGTAACTATAGATATAGGCCAGGAACAGAAGGTGGACAATTCTCCGAATTGCCAAGGTCTTATGATCCAATTGATGAAGGTGGATACTACACTGGAGCAACAGATTCAAACATAGTTGTAAGCAATCTATCAGACAATGAAGATAGACCAATTAGTTTTACAAAAAATAATGAAAAAATGAAGTTGTTATATTCTTTAAAGGACTGTCTACTTGAAAATAGGCCAAGGTCAGGAATAAACAAGTTGTTATATTTGGGTCAGCGTGGTAATCAATATTTAGATACAGGAGATAGAAATTTTACATCTCAGGAAATTTTAAGCGTTTCTAATAGACCAAGATACTATATGTCTTCCAGAAAAGATCTTTTTAAATACTGGACCTCGTATAGAAATGATTTAGAAAATAATCAAGAAGAAGAGTTTGGAATATCTCGTCCATCTTCTTTAGGAAATTACTATATATACGATGCTGCACCATTTGTTGTTTACAAAGAAAATGTTCCAGCAAACAGACTAATATTTAAAATGCAAACAAATGTGGGTGACGTTAATCTGGGTAGTTTTATATATGATGGCGTTGAAATTGAAGATCCATTGTATGGGCAAAATAATCAAACAACTCCAAAAAGATGGAGGATTGAGGTTCTTAAAGATACTGAATGGGTGGAGGCCGCATCTTTTGATGAGAACTATAGGGATGCCAATGGAAACACCTTGATAGGCAGCGATGGGTATGTTGAATTATCTTATGGACTAAGATTGCCAGTGCAGTATGAAAACAATTACATTTATTTTGGAGAAATTACAGATGAATCTTTTCTTCCAGATCAAGCAAGTTATGGATCGGCCTATTTAATTAAAACCTCGGAAGAAGAGAGGGGAACGTTAAAGGTATATGACGGAACAAATTGGGAATCCGTAAGGCCAGAATATTATTGGGCAGTCTCTAATCAAAACTTTGATGTTAGAAGTCATAAACTAACAAAGGCAACAAACCCAGAATATTTTATTAATGGATCAGGTGAAACACAATTTAGAGAATTTGATCTTATTCGCGGGATAAGAATTGTAGTAGAAAGTATGAATAGAGAAGGATGCACATTTGACCTAATAGAAATGTCTCCAAGAATTGTTTTTGATTTATCAGACAAAGTTTCTTCTTTTAATATTACAAAAACAATGTCAGACCTAGGAAATGCCTCAGTTCCCGTGGGTGGAATTTTTGCTTCAATCGGTTCCATGGATATTTTTGATGATGATTTTTCCTTTAACCCTAACAACACATTTGATATAGAATCAAAAACTGGAAGCATTCTTTCTAGTTATGTAGACAAGAGGATAAAATTTAATTTTTATAAAATAGTTAGAAATGTTAAAAATTATGATTATTATATTCCAATAAAGTCTATGTATGTAGACTCCTTTCCTAGCGTTTCGAAACAGACTGGTACCATATCCTTTGAACTAAGAGATCTATTTTTCTTTTTAGAATCAATGAAGGCACCAGAATTATTAATACCTGACTGCTCAATTAGTTATGCTGTTAGTTTGCTGTTGGATTACATTGGCTATAGCAACTATGTTTTTAAAAGAATAGATAATGAGTCTGAAATGATAATACCATTTTTCTTTACAGGAACTCAAAAAAATGTTGCAGAGGTTTTAACAGATATAGCGGTTGCCTCACAGACTGCTATGTTTTTTGATGAATACAACAACCTTGTTGTAATGTCTAAAGAATACATAATGCCTGAAACGGAAAGCAGCAGGGAAACTAATTCAATTCTGTACGGTCAGATTGAAGAAGATAAACTTCCCAACATCATAAATCTTTCTTCAGAAGATAAGCAGGTATATAATGATGGAAAAATAGACTTTACCACCAGATATATTCAAAGAGAAATCTCTCAGTATTCTCAGGCCAGATATACAGATAGATATAAAACTTATGGATATAAGCCAGTCCTTCTGTGGGAAATTTCAGGAAAAGAAAATCTTAGAACTAGAAATGCTAGATCTAATACATCTCAGGGCTACACCTTGACTGCTGCTCCATTAAACACAACACTATCCTCAGACGTTCCATTAGTGGAAAACAATCAAGTAATAAACAACATACTTGATTTAGGAGAAAACATAGACTTTCCTTCAGCATCACTGTCATCTCATCAAGGATACTTTTATGCTAACGGAGAAATTATCAAATACGATGCAATAGAGTACGCAATTTCTGGAGTACTAGGCGATGGCCTTGAAGGAAACTTAAGATGGATATCAAGCAACGAAGAATATCAAAAATATTTTTCTAAATTACCATTTAATGGCAAAATGTATCCAACTGGAAATGTCAGAATATATTCTGAGCCAATTTATGAGACAATAAACGGAATAACAAGGCCAAAAAATGGAGAAGTTAAACGTCACGGAAGAGGACAGTTTGGAACTCCCATTACAGAACATACAGCAGGGCTTTCAGAATACTGGTCTGAAAATACATATGCCGCTGGATGCCTACAAGAAGCAAAAGATTACTTGTTTACAACTAATAAATTTATAGAGTATCCAACAACAGTGCAGAATCAGGTTGCTGGAAAATCAAAAGAATTTGAAGAGTTTGGAGTATTTGAATCAGATACTGTGGCACAAAGTTCAACAAGAAATGGAATAATAAAAAATTTCAGAGCCAATAAACATTATACAGAAAATGAGGTTAATTATTTTAGTACTGCTAGGGAGGGTACGATACAATCTTCTGCCTTAGTCTTTAATGGACCAGATTTACCAGAGCAAGTAGATCCAGTAAACTTTGTTTCTTATATGTACAAAGAGTTTAATGATTCATTCAAGCATTTTGGAACCAGGATGAGAATCATAGGCAGCATAAATGCTGGAGAGTCTGGATTACAAAGTCCTGAAGGATCTTTTATCTTTCTAAAAAATCAAGATATAAATGCAGATGATCCGAGCAAAAACCTAGATATCAGGGGGGGATCTGGAGGTATAGCGATAAATATTAATAAAGAAAGAAATACTGGATACTTCTTTGAGATAGTTGCACTGACTGAAGGCAATGCTCAAGATTATATAAATCCTTCAAAGCAGCAATTAACCGCTAATGAAATTTTAAGCAGCCCTGCACCAACTTGTAATAACAATGTGGTCACAATAACCTTAAAAAATGAAGTAGATTTTGTTGTAGGTCAAACAGTTGAGATAACTGGTCTAGTAGATTCTTTAAATCCAACAGATACTAGAACTCCGTTAAATGGTGAGTACAAGGTAACAGCAATTAATGAAAATAAAAAAACAATAAAGTACACCATACCTGGGGCCGCAATTCCAAATAGAACCTCTACTACTGGAGGAACCCTTAGACTTTCTAATGCTTATCCCACGAATATTGCAAATGTTTACTTTTATAAGGTTGAAGCAGATGAAAATAATAATGCAATACCTAAAAGGCTGTGGAGCGGAACGTCCCAAATTGTAGTCGATGATGGAAAATTTACTGGACAAAATAGATTTATAACAGAAGATGTTTCCACAGTTTACGATTTATCTGTTGAGCACATAAATTCTGGAGAATCAAGAACCTTCTTTTTGTTTATTAATGGAAAGCAAGTACAAACTGTAGTAGACACAGACCCCCTTCCAGAATATAACTCAATGGCACTTTTTGTCAGGGGAACAAGTAGGTGTATGTTTGAGAATATTTATGCGGTAGGGCCAAATGTTTCTCAAAACAGCAATGTAACTTTAGCGCAACCCCTGTCTGAAGTTTGGCAGGATCAGGAGGTCGATTTCCCTGAGTTTTTCAAAAAGTATGCAATTAGTGGAATAATACAAAAGACTTATCTGTCTGGAATAAATTCAGAGGGTGGTCCAGAACACTCTCTCTACTATGATGAGTTTGGAACGATAATGAGAGAAGCGGCTTTCTTAAAGATAAAATATGATAGGGCATATCCAGCACTGTATTCAAGAATAATGAAAACATTTAATCAAATTAAGGGGTATTCTGTTTCAGGATTTTATGCAAACTCGTATGGAGCAGAGTTTCTTATTATTAACTGCACGGACGCTAATCTAAATATTGATGATACAACAGGAAACTTTTTAAGAATACAAGGAGTTGCCTTTACGCAAGAAACTAGTAGAACCCTAACTGTTGATGATTATTACAAAAAAATATCTTCTTTGTCAGATCCCATATATGAAGACGATGGAACTCTAAAGAACCCTCTTATACAAAGAGATGAGTATAACAAAATAATAAATAGCAGATACAGATACGGAATAAGAGACTTTTCTTTAACAAGCCCCTATATTCAGACTGAAGAATCAGCAGAAAAAATATTGGGTTGGATTATAGAAAAAGTTTCCAAGCCTAAAATTCTATTAGGAATAAATACATTTTCAACATTTGATTTGCAATTAGGAGACATAGTTAAAATTAATTATAAAAATAATGATGGAGTAGATGTTGTATGCGATACCGATAAAAGATTTGTAATATATAATATTGAAAATAATAAATCATTAGAAGAAGAAACTATGACTATGTATTTGGTGGAGGTATAGTATGGCGATACCAAGAGGGCCGTTTGGAAATAGGCTTGACACTCCTGCTGGCGTGGCAAAAGAGGCACAAATGCAGGCCGCCGCTCACGCACTAAAGGTAGCACACTCTGAAGCAGTGCATGGCAGGGCAGCAGATGCTCAGGTAGCAATACAAAAGGCAATTCAACATACAAATAACGCAGGGGTAGCACCAGCAGGACAATTTCAGCAGGCAGTAATTAGAGATATTAATGCGATTAACGCAATTTCCCAACCAAGCAATAACCCCCCACCTACTGGTGACAGCGGCGGCGGTGGCGGCGGTGGCGGCGGTGGCGGCGGTGGTGCCCCAGCACCACCACCAGCAAAACCAGCCAATCCGTGGATAACCTCCTCAAACTTTGTTAGTCCTTCAGGAATAAAGCAGGCAGATCCAGATATTGTAATAACAAGACCAGAGCCAGTTGGACCAGAAGCCGTCCTTGAATTAAACTATGAAGATATTTCTGGAATGGAATTAATAAATGTTTCAAGGTCAGATCTTGTGGATGGTAAAAAGGTGATCTATTCTCCAATAAAAAATTTATCAAAATTGAGAAATAAATATAATCCAAACAACCTTATCAATGTTTCTTCTACATCATCTAACTATTTTGCAACCTTCGGAATAGACTTAATCGGTAGAGGAATGAGCACTCCGTACTTTGATGATTCAGGCGACTTGGTTATAGAGATTGACGATATAAGAGATAATGAGTTGATTGAGATAGATGTTGACACAAGTGGTACAATTAGTTTAGTGGATTTCTCATGATTACTAACGACGGAAAAGAAGTAATATCAAAATACCTTTTGGGGCAGGCACCCTCTTATGCCACCCACATATCAATAGGTTGCGGGGCAGATCCATTAGATCTTTTAGATCCAGAACAAAGTGATGCGTCAACAAAAAAAAGAATGAATTTTGAAATGAATAGGGTTCCTATAATTTCAAAAGGGTTCGTTGAAGAGGATGGAATAACAAAGATAGCATTTACTGCAAAACTTCCAACAGAAAATAGGTACGAGATTACTGAGGTGGGACTATGGTCTTCGGCAAATAATTCACTAGCAAAGGGTTTTGATAGCAGAACAATCTTTGATTTTGAAGAAAACTGGGAAGCGCACGATTCAACAATAGAACCAGTTATATTGCTCTCGGATTTAGGATCAAATGGTGTTGTGGAAGATAATGGTCTAAAGATT